AGCGAGTGCTTGTGCCATGTTCCTCTCAAATAATTACGTGAAAAACGGTATCAGTTCGGATTTGCTTGTTAACTGTCTAAAAAAGAGGCATATTGCACAAAGTTTTTGCAGTTAGGGGCCCCCTATGGATGTTTCCGAACAGGAGATGAAACTCCGCTTACGATTAGCGCAATTAGAGCGCTTAGAAGCGTGCCAAACAGATTTCCTGACCTTTGTAAAAAATATGTGGCCGGACTTTATTGCGGGTCGTCATCACAAGATTATTGCTGAAAAACTTGAACGCGTCGCGAACGGCGAACTAAAAAGATTGATCATCAACATGGCACCGCGGCACACGAAAAGTGAATTTGCGTCTTTCCTGTTTCCGGCGTGGATGATGGGCAAAAACCCGAAAATGAAAATCATTCAGGCGACGCACACGACAGAGCTTGCTGTTAACTTTGGACGGAAGACAAAGAACCTAATTGATAGCGACGACTTCAAGGATATTTTTCCTGACGTAAAGCTTGCCGCGGACAGTAAGGCTTCTGGTCGTTGGGATACATCTTCTGGCGGCATGTATTATGCCGTGGGCGTCGGATCTAACCTCGCGGGCCGCGGTGGAGACCTCGTGATTATTGATGACCCGCATTCCGAACAGACGGCTATGTCCAATAGTGGTTTTGACGATGCTTGGGATTGGTACACTGGGGGCCCCCGACAACGTCTCCAGCCGGGTGGGTCGATTGTTCTTGTTCAAACTCGCTGGTCCGAAAAAGATATGACCGGTCAATTGATGCGTGCAATGGCTAAAGATCCAATGGCGGACCAGTGGGAGATTGTCGAGTTACCTGCTATTTTTGAAGACGGCACATCTTGTTGGCCTGAGTTCTGGTCTCTTGAAGATCTAAACGCGGTCCGCGCGTCTATACCGCCTAGCAAATGGAACGCGCAGTATCAGCAGAACCCTACGGGTGAAGAAAATGCGATTATCCCACGCGAGTGGTGGAAGAAGTGGACTAGGGACAGTGTACCGAATTTAGAGTATGTCATTCAGAGTTACGACACGGCGTTTTCCAAGCGGACGACTGCGGACTTTTCGGCCATAACGACTTGGGGTGTTTTCCGTCCCAATGAGATTGGGGGGCCCCCGGCCTTGATGCTATTGGATAGCAAGAAGGACCGCTGGGATTTTCCGGAGCTTAAAGAGATGGCGATGGAACAGTATAAGTACTGGGAGCCGGATACTGTAATTATTGAAGCGAAGGCATCTGGTTTGCCGTTGACGCAGGAGCTTCGGAATATGGGCATTCCGGTTGTTAACTTTACGCCCAGTAAAGGCAATGATAAGCTAACTCGTGTCCATTCGGTTTCGCCTTTGTTTGAGGCGGGCATGGTTTGGGCACCGGACGCAATGTTTGCGGACGAGTTGATTGAAGAAGTTGCAGCGTTTCCAAACGGCGAACATGATGACTTGGTGGATAGCATGACACAGGCTTTGATGAGATACCGGCAAGGTAATTTTGTCCAACTACCAAATGATGATTGGGACGACGAGGATACGGCTGTACGTGTAAGGGCGTATTACTGATGATTGACCCATACGTTACTGCGGCTCAAAAACGTATACAATCCAGAGAACGCATGGCTGGCATGTCTCCACAACAATTGGAGCAAATGCGGGCACAAGGCATTCAACAAGTTCAGCAAGACTTTGGTGATACGTCCCAAGGAATTTATGATTTTGCCCAATATCTTCGGCAAAACCCAGACAAAGTCGCAGAAGTTGTAGCGCGTGCAGGCACATATGCCTTACCGGGTTCTGGAATTGGGGAGTCGATGGGTCTTGCCCCCGAACTTGCCCCCGGCAGCGGATATGCCCCCGGCATGGTAGAAAATTTACAAGAAGGTCGGATAGGAGACTTTTTAGGACAAACAGCGGGTGTCGGTTTAGACGTTGCCCAACTGTCAGGGATTGGCACTATCCCAATTACAGCGGGTAAATTTGGGTTGGGACTTTTACGGGGCGGAGCCCGTTTAGTAGATGATTTCGGTCAGGAGTTTGACCCCAAGGCCACGAAGATATTAGCCAGCCCAGACACGCCGGGTATAGCCGGTGGATACTCTGGTTTGAAACGCATTGAGGACGAAGCTCAAACCCGACTAGAAGCGGGAGAGGACCCGCGCAAAGTCTTTGAAGAAACAGGCTTCATGCGTATTAACGTAGACCCGCGGGTTGATAGGGGCCCCACCGATGAAGCAATTCAGACCAAAATGGTTTTTGATATTCCGGACAATCTAAGTCAGATCAGCCTTGCAAATGCAGTTCCCGAAGAGGTTTTACAAAAATCTGCGGACAGAAAATCGGCTAAAGAAATATTTAAATCTTTCCGAAAAAACGACGCGGCATATGAAATAGAAACGGACTATGCGGGCGGCAAATATGGTCAGTCTGTGCGTTTAAATTTAAATCAGGTAATTGCGCCAGAGCATCCTATTTTCGATGTTTTTCCGGATTTAGCTAATGATTTAGACGTAAGAATTATTGAAAAACCATCGGGTAAGACTGGCGGGCACTATAACCCCAGCACTAATACGATTGCAATCGGTGCTCAGTTTATTGGCAACGACGATTACGTATCAACTCTCATGATCCATGAATTAGCGCACATGATGCAAACTAAGGGTGGACTGCCGGGTGGGGGGATGCCTTTCAATGCACCCAAAAGAGTTTTTAACAAGTTGTACGACAATTTTGCAGCACTAGAGTCCTTTAAGTTTATTGAAGGCGACATGAACCTGAATGAATTTATTTTTTCTGACACAAGGCCAAAAGATGAGGCAAATAAATTAGCTAGTTTAATTTACAGAGCTCAAACCAATGTAATGGCAAAAAACCCGGACGCCCCTGTCGTATCTGGTGGATTGTTTCCGGGCGACCCATATTCCAGTGTTAATCAAAACGTAGATGAACTACCTTTCCGCGATGAAGTAGAGGCGGAATTTCTTAAACTGGTAGATAAAGACGCTGCCAAAGCAAACAAGGATGCGGAAGCTTTTGAGGCAGTAGGCATCAGAGTCATGGGCGACGACGATACTGCTAAGAACAATTACATGCGCTTGCGGGGCGAATTCATGTCTCGTTTGCAAGAGGCGTATGCTCTGGCTACAGAAGGTTTGAGCCCGCAGGAGCGGCGCAAGTTGTTTCCGATGGATTTGGCAACTAAAGAAGATTTTTACCCGACAGCCGCTGCGAGACAAAAGGGCGTCGTGAGCGTTCCTGTTGGTATGCAAAAAGACATACAAGCAGGACAGGGTGCTTTAAAAGGGGCGATTGTTTTAGATCGCGGGGAATTGGCTACAAAATACCCATCGGAGCAAGGTTTAATAGATGTTGTTCCGGCGGAAGGTATGGATGACCCTACTAGTGGTTTGATTAACCGAGACGCATTTACACCAGAAATGCAAAGACAACTAAGATTCAAAGGGTCTGAGGCTCAGTCTGGTGGTTTTATTGCCGACAGCGATAAAATTAGAGACACGATTAATTTAATAGACCCAAACAAAAAAATGTTTGAGCAGCCACGGGCCGTTCGGGAACTTTCGGAACTACCGTCCGTTAAAAGTTTTCTGGACTTTCACACCGCAGCGGATGGCATACGGCAGTTTGATACAACCTTTCGCGGTGATTATTTGCTGGATGTTCTTAAACGAGAAGGTTTTGAGCAAAGGGCCACTTCTCCAAGAAAACCAGAGGAGGTCTTTGAATTTTTAGGTGACGAAGGATTAGGCGCGGAACACCCCAATATATCGGAGCAGGTTGACAAGTTTGTTCAAAATATAGACGAGTTTGGTTCTGACGAATTAGAGCTTGTACGAGGGGTTCTGGATTATCCAGTTTATAAACAGGATTTAGATCGCACCCTCTTACAGGCATACCCAGATGGCAAAATACCCGTGAGCCGCAAAAAGCCTTACGGGTTGATCAAAGGTGAGGCACCAATAACCACCCAAGAATTTGTAAACCTTAAAGATGTAGCATTTGTTGGAAACGAAGCGGAAAAAGAACTTATCGTAGATACCAGCGTTGGTTTGCGTTCTTTCAGGCTTTTGCCTGATGCAGTCGAGATGACGCCAGAACAAATTCAAAAACAAATAAATTCTGCTCAAAAATTTACGGAAGAGTTTCCTGAAGAGGCTGCACAAGCAGGTTTGGACTCCGAAATTGTAAGACTTCAAGATTTATTAGAAAAAGCGCAACAAGGCTCACAAAAATTCGCGGACGGCGGTCTGGCGTCTCTCGCCCCAATCGCACGCAACATGTTCCGCGGACCGCGGGCCTTGGAATCACTAGCTCCCGTAGCTAGGAACATGGATCGTTCTATGATACGCTCCGGCTAAAGGAGAAGCCAAATGTCACAAACACCGAATGCTGGGATGGTTGATAGAAACGTACCGTCTCAACTTGATGAGGAAGACCTTGCCGCTGAAATAGAGGTCGAACTTCCGGGCTCACAAGAAAATACAATTGATTTTATGGGCTCTGCCATGAATATGGATGTTGAAATCATACCGGAAGAAGATGGCGGTGTGACGATTGACTTTGAGCCTGCTGATGCCGCCAAGGGCAGTGAAGAGTTTTACGATAATCTGGCAGAAAATCTGTCGGAAGGGGAGCTTGGCAGAATTAGCAGTGAACTATTGGGAGAGTTTGATGCTAACAAGGCCAGCCGTCAGGAGTGGGAAGACGCCTATGCTAATGGTTTGGAGTTGCTTGGCTTCACTTACGAGGAGCGCACTCAACCATTTAGGGGAGCGTCGGGAGTAACACATCCTTTGCTAGCTGAATCAGCTACACAATTTCAGGCGCAAGCCTTCAACGAATTATTGCCTGCGTCGGGTCCTGTTCGAACCACGATTCTGGGTGACGAAACACGCGAAAAACAACAGCAGGCGCAGCGCGTCCGTCAATTTATGAATTACTACATCACGACGGTGATGGAGGATTACACGCCTGACATGGACCAGATGCTGTTTTATCTGCCATTGGCGGGTAGCACGTTTAAGAAGGTTTATTATGACGAAACTTTGGGCCGTGCGGTAAGTAAATTCATACCCGCAGAACAACTTGTTGTGCCGTATGAGACTTCTGATCTTGATAGCTGCCCAAATATTACGCAGGTAATACGCATGTCACTTAACGATTTGCGTAAAAAACAGGTTTCTGGGTTCTATCTGGACATTCCGGTGATACCGGCACAAGAAGAAATGAACAGTGTGGATGACGAGATTAACCGGATTGATGGTTTATCGCCTAGTCAGGTGGATTATGACTGCACGATTTTGGAGTGCCACGTTGATCTTGACTTAGAAGGCTATGAAGACGTTGACGATGACGGCGAACCCACTGGGATTAAGGTTCCTTACGTCGTAACTATCAGTCAGGACAACGGACAGATACTTTCTATCCGCCGTAACTTTAACGAAGACGATGAATTGAAGCGCAAAATCCAATATTTTGTGCATTTTAAGTTCTTGCCCGGTTTTGGTTTTTACGGGTTGGGTCTAATTCACACAATTGGCGGTCTTTCGCGGACCGCGACTGCTGCTTTGCGTCAATTGATTGATGCAGGCACGCTTTCTAACCTACCCGCAGGGTTCAAAGCCCGCGGACTGCGGATCAGGGACGATGATGACCCGCTTCAGCCGGGTGAATTTAGAGATGTGGACGCTCCGGGCGGTGCAATCCGTGACAGCTTGATGCCGTTACCGTTTAAGGGGCCGGATCAGACGCTTTTTGCCCTTCTTGGGTTTGTCGTAGACGCCGGTCAGCGGTTCTCGACCATTACTAACATGAAAGTTGGTGACGGAAACCAGCAGGCGGCAGTCGGAACGACGATTGCGCTATTGGAGCAGGGTTCACGGATCATGAGCGCGGTGCACAAACGTCTGCACTACGCGATGAAGC